TGGCGGTGACGTTCTTCCGCAGCTCTGGGATTAGCACAGTGCGGTGTATCTTTTCTTCAGACTGCTGAACAAACGTAGGAATCTGAGAAACGAATGTAGTCTCGTTATTCTCAGTGTAGTCCTTGATCGCCTGTACTAACTCAGAATAGTTCATTTGAACTTATCCATCTCTCATAAAGTTACCGCCACGAGTTGCTGCACCCATACCACGGCACTTGCCCCCGTATTTCATCTTCTTAGCTTTCCCACCGTAGCCCATTTTGCCAACGCCGTCTGCCGCATAGAAAGGAACCTTTTCTCCGTTCTTCTCTACCATTTTAAGGCTACCGCCAGCCTTCATAGCGACAGGTTTCTTCATCTTGCCGCCATACATCTTCTTGTCGAGCATCTCTTGCTCTTCTTTTTCCGCTCGTGGAGAGACATCCTCAAACTTCAAGCGGTTCTTACCTTTACCAAGTCTTTTGCTAGGGCCAGCCATATTACGATCCTTCCGTTGTGGTGACGGTAACTCTTCCTACAGAGCCTACCATATATTGTGCTGGATTCCCAACAGGATTCCAACCGAACAACTCTCTACTTGCGTCCTGTGACGTATCAGGTCTTGGATTTAACAACGACTGTGGGTCATTGATCTTAACACGCCCCAAGAAGTTCTGTGGTTGATCTGGGTCTACAACATCTCTGCCAATCAAAAAACCAGTCTTATGCCCGTTCTGAAACTCAGGCACAAGGTCTTTCAAAGGATAGCGAAAACCAGTCCTATCACAGAAACCATAAGCATATTTACCTCTTGCGTAACTCATCCACCACCCATCACAAACGTATCATAGGGAACAAACTTGATTGATGCTGTCTCTTCATCCTCACCAGACGCAAGCTGGAACTGAAACTCATATTCTTGCTTCAATGTCTGTGCGCGACCTGCAGCTTCTGGTTTCTTCATAGATAGATAGTATGCCATGCCAGAAACTAGAGCCGGAACGAAACGAGGAGGAACAGTAGATACATCACCACCAATACCAGAAGACAATCCATCGATACCCTTCAATCTGTAATAAAACAAAGTGTATGTAGTCGATGCATCAGGCACGGGCCACAAAGTTACTTTGACTTCCGTTGGGAGCCTTTGGACGTAGATTTGGGTCGGCCTACCTTGCGTGTTTTTGTTTGTTTGCTGCGCGTAGGTTGAGACACTGATCCTTTCGAGGGCGGTGTCGGTTTGACTTGTACCTGTACCTGTTCGGACTTGGTGTTCGATGAGATCAATCGTGTCCGCAGGTAATGTGTAAGTCGCTGTGCCAGCCGTAATGGATAACGTACCAGCTTCAATAGTGAAGAGATTAAGGCCACGGTTTTGCCACTCCAATGTTAAAAGGTTAAGGCTCCGACGAGCCGTTTTAAGGTCATAGCCAGAGCGCATCTCAAGACCCGCCCGTTCATAGGCTTCCTCGAAAAGTTCTGGTAGGTCTGGTGTTACTACTGCCATGATCTTGTCCTATGTAACTACACTTCTGTGTCGTTTGGTTTTCTTTGCAATCTTTTTAGGTTGAGCCACATGCTGCTTACCTGCCTTAGTGCCTTGTCGTTTTGCTCTTGTGGTAGCTGCATACTCACTGCTGCTAAGAGACTTAATAGCCGAAGAAGGTAGATACCGTTCACCAGTAGCATTAGCACCTTGGGTAGACGGTTTGCCACTTTTAGTACGCCATTTCTGCTTTGTCCAAGACTTGAGGCTTTTCTGTGACTTCTTCAGTGCCATTAATCTTTATAACCACCCCCTGCTGCCTTGTATTGCTTCGCCAACATTTGAGCCTTACGAGCTGACCACTGTCCCGGTTTGCCACCTTTGCCGCCAGCTTTAATCTTATTAAACAGACGCTTACGCATACTGGGTTTAGTATAATTACCTGCTTCATTGACCTTACTCTTGGTCTTGCCGCCTTTTCCCATGCGGCATAGTTCAAGGTCTTTCGCATCGTTCCCAGTAGGAACTTTACCACCATGACCCATCTTGTGGGCAGAATTTTTCATAATGCTACCGTCAGGCATACGATGATACCCTGATGGAACCTTGCCGCCAGCAGCCATACCTCTGTATCCGTTGGCGTAAGCCGCACGTTGCTGACGCTCCGCACCTGCACGGGTAGGGTAAACCTTACCTGAGCTTCCGAACTTATAACCACCTTTTACTTTTTTAACTGGCATTCTGTTTCCCGTTAGCTGACTACCCATCTGTGCGCGAGAGATGGTCATGAACCCTTCTTCCACTTAGTTGAGCTAGACTTTGTCTTACTTGGCGACCACTTAACTTTATCGGCCCAATAAGCTGCAGACATCTTGCCCTTGCTGATGTTCTTTGCGTGACGAGATTTAAAGGCTTTGCGCTGCCCTACAGTCTGATTTGTCTTCACACCTTGTTGTCCAAAGCGGATAGTCTTAACCTTATCACCTTGTTTAGCCACAACGATGTGTGACTTGGTGGGGTGATTCGGTGTGCGTTTGGGTTTGTTGTATCCACTAACCCCTGCACGTTCTAAGCGACTATCTTTCTTTTTCTTTTCAGGCATTACAGAGTATCCCCATTTTTAATGTAGATGATCTCAAAAGCCGCAGATATGTCAAAGGTAACACTTGCTGAAGACGAAACAGCCCGTACTTCTATGTCCGTTTTTTCAGTAAATTTTACCGGAACAATCAAGGTGTTTTCGATGTGCATCCCCGTTGTAAGAGACTTAACATCTTTACTCTGAAACACCTCTCCAAACGGTCTAGCTACCAATGTCAATTTACACACGGCAGGTGTATTAGATGTCGTACCGTTGGAAACATCGTACTGCATCAGATAACCTGTATAGCCTGCGGGTACAGTCCACAACGCCATTAAAGTCTGGTTTGTACCGTCACCGTTAATGGTGGCGTAAATGTTGGCAGGGACACCCGTAGTTACAGTTCCCGTGCCTGCATATATTATACCAGCGTTAGAACCGCCAGAACCTGCGGATCGCACAATCATCCGATTTATACGAAGATAAGACTGTGTGCTATTTACCGCAGTTTGTCCGTTTAAGGTAACCACCTCATTGATTTCATTGTAGTCACCATCCAAGCCAAACAATTCAACAGTTCTGGCCCCTGTCCCTGCCGATGTATCATTGGCAGAACTACTTGAAACCTTTAAAACAGAGGCCGCAGACAAGTATGAGTATAAACCGCCTTGTTGCCATATGGTTTCTGTTACATTTGCAACTACCGCATTGTTACCAAACTTGTAAACTGACTCGTGATAAGCAACCTGCCCACGAGCAACTTGAAGCTCAAACGGCTCGCTAGTACCGACCCTAGATATAGAACTTACTTCACGAGCCATGAGAACCTCTTAATTATAGAACACCGTCATAGCGGTGATGTTTGTGAATGCAGAAACATAGATGTCGCTGACACGAATGCCGTCAGACGGAATGTTTACTGAGTGAGAGTCAGACGCGATAAAGTCCAAATCAAGAACTGTAGCACCGCCATTCCCATCTTTGATAGTTAAGCGAGGCGCACCAGTTGTTGTTAGAACCTGTATCTGACGAATACGCGCAGGGCCAACACCCGCTGACCCCGTAGCCGTTAAGCGTTTGGATTGTACATCAGAGCGCATACGTTAGTCCTTTTTCTTTGGCGGACGACCACGCTTCTTTTTAACAGGCTTTTCTTCCCATGCCTCATTTACATCAGGAGTAGAAGGATCATCTGCTTTCAGCGTACCGTCTTCATTACGAGCGCGAACCTTTGTAGTCTTTAGTGGATTGCCATCTGGATCAAGACCACGAGCTGCTAACTCTTCAACACTGGGAGGCTTAAACCTACTCATCGGTCACCCCCTTATGCTGCTGCGATTGTGCCGCCTGTGTCAGAACGCTTCCAGTTTGTTCCGTCAGAGAAAGCCAAAATTGCTGAACCTGCTGCACCGTTTGATACATAGATCAATGTGCCTGCGCCTGCATCAGAAGCAGATGGTGCGCTCGCAACAGTGTATGTAGGAACTTTGATGTCGCCAACGAAACCATTAGTAGATGTCACTGGGCCTGAGAATGTAGTTGAAGCCATATTAATACCCTTTGCACAAGGTTTTGCCTAGCAGTCTGTGCAACGTCAGGTGGGGCGGAATCCTGTCTGCAAGGCTAATGTTGCCCCAAACGCAGAATAGCATACTCCAGAAAAAAAGAAAGGGCTGCGTTAACAGCCCCCTCTAAAAGTTCAATTGAACTTATGCAGCACCCGGTGAACCGTAGATACCTAGTGGGTCAGATACGCCGAATGAGTAACGCTCACGCGCTTTGTAGCGCACGTTACCTGTGTCGAAGTCACCGTCCATAGATGTCGCCATAGCTGTACGCACAAAGTGCTTCATGCCGTTTGGAACATCTGTAGTGATGAAGAACGCATCTGTGTCAGTTAGGTAGTGGTTGACACGGTAGCCTTCAGGGATCGAACCATTCGAACGCAATGCGTTGATGTCGTTATCCGCTGTACCTGTGCGTAGTTCTGTTTGTAGCAAACGAGTCGCCACGAACATAAGCGCAGGTGGAACGATCAACTTGCGTGGGCGAGCTGCAATCAATAGGCCACGTTCGTCAGTGAACGCTGCGATATCGATAACCGCTTGCTCAAGCGATGTTTCGTTCAAGTCGGCTGCGACTGCTGGACGGTTAGAGTTTGTACCGCCTTCAGTAGTTGGGTGATCTGTTGCAAACAAGAATGAACCGTCACCTGAAGTGAAAGTGTCAAAACCTGTGTTCAACAAAGAAGCCGCTTTTACCTGCTTTGTGTACGCCATAGCACGAGCTAGTGCTTTGGTGTAGCGAGCAGATAGTGAATCGTACAAGTTGTCTTCCATCGCTTCTTCAGTGATAGAGAAGCCCATTGCAACCGTTTCGTGGTTGTAGCGAGCTGTGAACGATTCTTGTGCATTGTCGTATGAAATAGCTTGGCCTTCAGCTTTCACTGGGGCTGCGCCAAATCCTGACAATTTGACTTCTTCCTCAAAGCTACGCTCTGAGTTTTCAGTTTCGTAAATCTCTGCATGCTCGTTCTCGTACTTGTCGTACTCAAGACCGAATAGAGCATTCAGACCGGGTAGTAGCTCTTTAAGGAGCTGGGCGCGTGAAATAGCCATAGTCTAATCTCCTTATAAGCCAGTATTGTTTGTCATCTGGTGTGCGCCCGGATTGAACTTAACAAGTACATCTGGGAACGCATCACTTGCAGGTGACACATGAGCAACGATGCGGAATGCAGCCGCTGCTGTTTTTACAGTCGCATCCAATGCAGATGTAGAGTTACCATAGGCTGTGTCGCCTGTTGAGGTAGTCTGTGCCGCTGCAAAGAATGTGTTTGCACCAATTACGGTTTGCGCTCCTGCACCATCAAGCTGCGCTTGGAATAGTACGTTTGGATCGTCAACCACGTAGGCTTTAATCGCACCACCATTAGATGTGCCTGATGGATAGTACTGAGCCTGAACTGTTTGGCCTGAAGAGTTTACATATTCACAACCTACGAAAACGCCAATTGCGCCAACGCCTGTTGTGCCTGAAATGCTGTTCGTGGTCAGGTCTGCACCTGTACCAGTTGCCAGCGCGATATACCCATCGGCCCCGATGATGACAGCTTGCCCATAAAATAGGTTAGTTGCTTCACCTGCAGGATCGATGAGATACTGGGACGTTGCCCCAGCGTATGGCTTACCATCCGCACTGCGGACTGGACGTAGGCCATAAGGAGCTGCTGTAGTAGCCATAGCTCTATTTCCTCACAATCTGAGTTTCAACCAAAGCAAGCTCCCCCGAAAGGTTACTTGCCAAACGATGATCGTGTGCTTCGCTCTGGATTCAGAACGGGCATACGAGGGTCTGAGTTGCGCAAGTAGCTGTTATCAACAGCCTGCATCTGGCTTTTGGCCTGACGATTCTGTTCATCACGTCTAGCTTGCACGTTTTCGGTTGAGTTCTGACAAAGCAATAACCCACCGACCTCAATATTGTCTGTAAATCGAGAATCGATATCAGACACAACTTGAAGGTTTGGATGATCTTCTGCACGAACAGGTGTCCATCCCTCACGAAATCTAGAAGAAACATTCGTGTTGTCACTCTGTCCAAGTGTTGATGTGCGAATCCAACGATATTCAATACCGGGTCTGGGTTCGGGGACAGGTAACATCGAAGGTCTCGACCATGACACCTTGCGTTGATCCGCTTCGCGGGTCTCTGTAGTGCGTGAGTTTCGGTTCGACATTATTTCATATCCTTCATTAATTGCGCCGCATATTGTTCATTTGACAGACCAAGCCGCTTGGCGAGAGCGACCTGCGTTGAGGTCAGTTGCACTTTGCGTGGTTTTTTGCCACTTCGAGCGGCAGGGGCAACCACGTTGCCAGCTTGACGTTGGGGTGCAGATTCCTCAATTACAGGCCCATCATCAAACTTATCTGGGAACACGCGGCGAACCGCGTTGTCAATTTGATTGTAATACTCTTCGCTTCTCGGATCAACACCGTTTCTAACGAGCTTCTCGTGTAGTCCGTAAGCGTACCCTGTCATTTCAGGGTCTTTCTCGAACCAATCGTTCTTTGCAGCCCAGTCCAACGCACGTTGATCTGGCTTTGGTGGCTGTGGTGTTTGCTGCTGATACTGCGGCTGTGCTACAGGCTGCTCTCGGCGAGGCTGCGGCTTGTAGTTTTCGTATCGAATCTTTTCGTTTTGCAGTATTGTTAGCTTTTCCTGTGCCTCAATCAAAGCATCAGGATCACCTGTTTCGTAAGCAGCTTTGTATGCAGCCTTTGCCTTATCAAGCTCTGCAGCTACGCGACCTTTGGCTTGATTAACAAGAACACCTTCGCCTTCTTCTAGGGTCTTACGAAGTTTCTCGTTTTCTTGCTGTATCTGCTGTGCGT